GTAGCAACTGATGTCCAGTTACGAATAGATGGACATGGCTTGCAATCTTGGATCATTGGTGATATAATAGCATCAAGTAAGCTTGATCAACACAAGTAATTAAAATGGAACCATATGACACTAATGTAGGTGTACACAATCGGGTACAGATTACAATAGATCTCAATGAATTAGTATGGGCAAGAGGTGAGCATCTCAAACAAGAGATGTCTGTTAATCAGGCAGAGTTTCTTGCTGAGACTCTTCGTAGAACATTAACATGGGACACAATGTATAGCATGATTGATCAGGCTATACTAGAGTTCTTTGATAATCATGAACATCCTGAGATTTGGGATCCTCACTATGGTGAGATTCAACCTGAACCTGGCCGTGAGAAAGAACTACAAAATCTAGAGAAGGCAGCAAAGGAAAGAGAGAAGGCAAAGAAAGAGTTTGAGATGGTTGATCTAGTATCACCAGCATGGACAATCAAAGTACCAAGGAGGATAAAGAAATGAGTCATGAAATTATAAGGTATCGTATTAGACAAGATGGTATGGTAGAGGAAAAGGTGGAAGGTGCTACTGGTGATTCTTGCGAAAGACTTACTAAAGAAATAGAAAATGCACTTGGCGATCTTACTCGCCGCATACATACATCAGATTACTATTTAAAATCTCCCAATAAAAATGTCACACTTCAGCACGATCAAAACCAAAATTAAAGATAAATCTGCCTTACTTAGAGCTTTACAAGTACTAGGACATAACACAGATGTTGATCAGAAATTGGAGAATCCAGTTGATCATAATCATGATGAAGTTGTGGTACAAGTTGCTGTAGGAAAGGACATTGGTTTTCGTTTAAATCCATCTACGAAAACTTATGAGTTGGTTACAGATCTTCAAACATGGGATCAACCAGTACCAGTTGAAAGGTTTCTTAATAAGTTATCTCAACAGTATGCTGTAGAAACAATTACTGAATCTGCTAAGAAAGATGACTTTCATGTTACACAGCAAACTACAAATACAGATGGATCTATTGAATTAGTCGTGGAGAGATGGACATGAATCTTAATGTTATAGAATTAGTTACTGGAGTTATCGTAGTAGCTGATATAGAAGAACTTGATGAAGAACCTAGTTGTTTTTTAAAGAACTGTAGAGAAGTTCTAGAAGATGATGAAGGTGTTCTTTCATTAAGAAAGTGGCCTCGTTACACAGATGAAACAGAGGCCTTGATTTATTCTGATAGAATTACTACAATGTCAGAACCTAACAGCGAGTTAACTTCACTTTATAAACAAGCTATTAATTCATGAATTTCTATACTAACATCCAGTTAGTATCCGATAAAATTCTTTTTAGAGGATACAAGGATGGTGAACGGGTGATGTTTAGGGATACAATGAGCCCTGTATTATTTGTCCAGACTGAGAAACCAAGTAAGTTTAAAACATTAGATGATAAGAATGTAAAACCTATCAACTTTATGAGTCCGAGGGATGCTAGGGATTTTTTAAAAAAGTATTCTGAGGTAGATAATTTTGATATCTATGGTTACGAAAGATTTTTATATCAGTATATAGCTGATAAGTTTCCACAGGAAGAGATTAAATTTGATATGTCTGTGATGAATATCATCACTCTTGACATTGAGGTTGAATGTGAAAATGGTTTCCCTGATGTAGAATCTGCTTCTGAATCTATACTTTGTATTACGATCAAAGATCTAAATACTAAGAAGTTGATTGTTTGGGGTACTAGAGAATATGATAATACTAGAGATGATGTAGAATTTGTTTATTGTTATTCTGAGCAGGATTTATTAGGTAAGTTTTTAGAATACTGGGTACAGAATACTCCAGATATTGTTACTGGATGGAATGTATATTTGTATGATATTCCATACATCTGCCGTAGATTAGAGAGAGTACTTTCTGAGAAACATATGCGTTCTCTTTCTCCTTGGAATTTAATTAATTATAGGGAGTTTACTATTCATGGTAGAAAGAATATTGCTTATGATCTTGGTGGTGTATCTTGTTTAGATTATCTTGACTTATATAAAAAGTTTACATATTCTAATCAAGAGTCTTATAGATTAGATCATATTGCTTTTGTTGAACTTGGTCAGAAGAAATTAGACCACAGTGAATATGAAAACTTCAAACAGTTCTATACACAGGATTGGCAGAAGTTTATTGATTATAACATTCTTGACGTTGAACTAGTTGATCGTCTAGAAGATAAGATGAGGTTGATTGAACTTTGTCTTACTATGGCATATGATGCCAAACAGAACTATGAAGATGTATATTCTCAGGTGAAGACTTGGGATAATATTATTTTCAACTATCTTAAGAAGGATCATATAGTTGTTCCTCCTAAGATCTCACATAAAAAAGATACCGCTTACGCAGGGGCTTATGTCAAGGAACCGAAAACAGGACGCTATGATTGGGTTGTCAATTTTGACCTCAATAGCTTGTATCCTCATCTTATTATGCAGTACAATATCTCGCCAGAGACCCTCAGGCAGACTAGACATCCCAGTGCGAGCGTTGAGGGGATCTTAAATGAGAGTATAAAGGTAGATACACCCTATGCTGTATGTGCTAATGGTGCTCAATATACCAGAGAGTTTCAGGGATTTCTTCCTAAGCTAATGGAGAAGATGTATAATGATAGAGTCATCTTTAAGAAGAAGATGATTGAGGCGAAGAAACAATATGAGAAGACACCATCACTTGCTCTTACAAAAGAGATTTCTAGGTGTAATAATATTCAGATGGCTAAAAAGATATCTCTCAATAGTGCTTATGGTGCTATTGGTAATGAGTACTTTAGATACTTTAGGATAGCCAATGCAGAAGCTATTACTTTATCTGGACAAGTATCTATCCGTTGGATAGAGAATAAGATGAATTCTTATGTGAATAAAATTTTGAAAACTGAGGGAGAAGATTATGTTATTGCTTCAGATACTGATTCCATTTATCTTAATATGGGGCCTTTTGTTGACGCTGTATACCAAGGGCGAGAGAAAACTAATGAGAGCGTTGTTGGGTTCCTTGACAAGGTGTGTCAAGTTAAACTTGAACCTTTTATTGAAAGTGCTTACCAAGAACTGGCCAGGAACGTCAACGCCTATTCCCAAAAGATGATAATGAAAAGGGAGAACATTGCCGATAGAGGTATATGGACTGCCAAGAAGAGATACATTCTTAACGTATGGGATAGTGAGGGTGTCAGATATGAGAAACCCAAACTTAAGATCATGGGATTGGAGACTGCTCGTTCATCAACTCCAGCTTTCTTTAGAGATAAGTTAAAGAAAGCTTTTACAATTATAATTAATGATACGAATGATGATCTAATTAAGTTTATTGATGAAGTTCGTAAGGAGACTAGGGAACAAGATATAGAGAATATATCATTCCCTAGAGGATGTAATAATTTAGATAAGTATAGAAGTTCTGCTGATTTGTATAAGAAGGGAACTCCGATTCAGGTTAGAGGTGCTCTTCTATATAATCATTACATAAAGAAGAAGAAATTACAGAACAAGTATCCACTCATTCAGGAAGGTGAGAAGATTAAGTTTGTGTATCTCCAGAAACCTAATCCTATCAATGAAGATATCATTGCATATTTTCAGACACTTCCAACTGAACTTAATCTGAATAAGTATATAGATTATGATACTCAGTTTGAAAAGAGTTTCACCGCTCCTTTAAAGAATGTCTTAGAGACAATAGGATGGCAGGTTGAGAAGCGTGGATCGCTTGAATCTTTCTTTGTTTAATGGTACAATAGTAAAAAGGAATTGAATTATGAGTTTTCTTAAAAATGTAATTAAGGAGTTGGACAATGAATTTGCCTCAGTTGCAGATGATGGTATCTCGTCAGGGGATTGTGATTCCTTTGTGGATACTGGCAGTTTCATCTTTAATGCCCTCGTTAGTGGTAGCATCTTTGGTGGTCTTCCATCCAACAAAATCACAGCCCTCGCTGGGGAGTCAAGCACTGGTAAGACTTTCTTTGCCTTATCAATCGTCAAGAATTTTCTACAGTCAAATCCAGCCGCACAAGTAATATATTTTGAAACTGAATCTGCTATTACTAAGAACATGCTTAGTACACGTGGTATTGATATTACAAGGTTAGGGTTGGTTCCTGTTACTACAGTACAAGAGTTTAGGACACAGGCTATTAAGGTTGTTGATGAGTATACTAAACTACCAATAGCAGATCGCCCACCATTGATGTTTGTATTAGATTCATTGGGTATGCTTTCTACAACTAAAGAAGTTGAAGATGCATCTGCTGGTAAAGAGACACGTGATATGACTCGTGCTCAAATTGTTAAGTCCATATTCAGAATACTTTCTCTTAAATTGGGTCGTGCAAATATACCTTTAATTGTTACTAATCATACATATGATGTAGTGGGTGCTTATATGCCTACTAAAGAGATGGGTGGTGGTAGTGGATTGAAGTATGCTGCATCTACTATAATATACTTGTCGAAATCTAAAGAGAAAGATGGTAAAGATGTTATTGGTAATATCATTAAGTGTAAAGCATTTAAATCCAGATTCACTAAAGAGAATTCTATAGTAGCTACTAGGTTATTCTACGATGAAAGAGGATTGGATTCCTATTACGGACTCCTCGAACTGGGAGAAAAATATGGAGTCTTTACAAAAGCTGGAAACAGATACCAGATTGGAGAGGCAAAAGTTTATGCTAAGAGTGTTCTCGAAGATCCTCAAAAGTATTTTACGCCAGAAGTAATGCAAGCACTTGACGAATGTGCAAAGAACGAGTATAGTTATGGTTCATTCGATGGTGTAAATTGATGGTTGATAGGATTGAGAATAAAATCCTTTCTAATCTTATTCATGTTGAAGATTATATGAGGAAGGTAATTCCTTTTATAAAGGATGTTTATTTTGATAATGTATCTGAGAAAACAATCTTTCAAGAGATACTAGATTTTATCAATCAATATGACGGCCTTCCAACTAAATCTGTTCTAACTATAGAAGTAGAGAATAGAAAAGATCTCTCTGAAGATATGTTCAAAGAGTGTGTTACTATCATTGATAGTTTCACTGATGAGAAAGTAGATCAAACTTGGTTAGTTGATAGTACAGAGAAGTGGTGTAAGGAGAGAGCTGTATATCTTGCATTAATGGAGTCAGTTAAGATTGCTGATGGTAAGGATGAGAAAAAGAATAGAGATGCTATTCCTAGTATATTGTCAGAAGCATTATCAGTTTCATTTGATGATCATATAGGACATGATTATTTTGCTGATGCTCAGTCTAGATATGAGTTCTATCATCTAAAAGAAGATAAGATTCAATTTGATCTTGATATGTTTAACAAGATTACTAAGGGTGGTTTACCACGTAAGACATTAAACATTGCTCTTGCTGGTACTGGTGTTGGTAAATCTTTATTCATGTGTCATCAAGCTGCTTCTTGTTTGATGGAAGGTAAGAATGTTTTGTATATTACATTAGAGATGGCGGAAGAAAGAATTGCAGAACGTATAGATGCAAATCTTTTTAATGTTGATATTAAATCTATTATAGAACTTCCGAAACCAATGTATGATACAAAGGTTGAGAAGATAACAAAGAAGACTCATGGACAGTTAATCATTAAAGAATATCCAACTGCTTCTGCACACGCTGGACACTTTAGGGCATTGTTAAATGAGTTACATCTTAAGAAAAGTTTTACACCAGATATCATCTTTATTGATTATCTAAATATTTGTTCATCTAGTCGTTACAAGGGTACAATTGTTAATTCATACACGTTCGTTAAGGCGATTGCGGAGGAACTTCGTGGTCTGGCTGTGGAAGCAAATCTACCGATTGTCAGTGCTACTCAAACTACTCGTTCTGGTTTTGGTTCTACTGACGTTGACCTCACTGACACTTCAGAATCCTTTGGACTCCCTGCTACTGCTGATTTTATGTTCGCTCTCATTTCTACTGAGGAGTTGGAAGCATTGAATCAGATCATGGTTAAACAGTTAAAGAATCGGTACAATGATCCTACAATGTATAAAAGATTTGTTGTGGGTATTGACAGATCGAAGATGAAATTGTATAATGTAGAGGACAGTGCTCAGAAAAACATCGTTGATTCAGGTCAAGATGATACTGAGGTTTCAGAAAAAACAACAAGAAGTTTTGCAGGATTTAAAGTATGAAATTAAGAGAACCACGTGTTAGTTATGATGAGTATTTAAAATTTGTTTCTGGTGTTACTAGTGAAGCATCAGCAGATACAAATGCTTTTATAGAACGTGTGAATGAACTAAAACCTAGTGTTGATCTAAATAGGCTACTAACTGCTGCTATTGGTGTAGGTGCCGAGGGTGGTGAGTTTGCTGAAATTGTTAAAAAGATTACATTCCAAGGTAAACCATATGATGATGCTTCTCGTGAGCATATGATTGTAGAACTTGGAGATGTAATGTGGTATATAGCTCAAGCATGTTTATCTTTAGGAGTCTCAATTGATGATCTCGTTATCCGCAATGTACAAAAACTCGAAGCGCGCTATCCAGAAGGTGCGTTTGAAGTCATCAGGTCAGAAAACAGAAGGGCCGGCGATATCTGATTCTCAGATGGTAAAGGCTTTAGGTGAGACATTGCTTGGCATGTCTATACATCCTAAAGCTCTTTTAAAAGCTATTACTAAGAAGGATAAATAAAAAGTAGGGTATTATAATATATTCGATGGCAGCTCTTACCTATTCAAAACTTGTAAAAGATCCTAAAAGGGTAGATCTTTTTATAGATAAATTTTCTAATGGTGAGAATTTTATTTTTGAGGATGGTAATTCAGCTAAAATAGATAAAGTTTTAATTGGTAAGACAGTGTATTTACCAAGTGATAGCGTTAGTTTAAAAGCTATATTTGATTCTACTGATAAATTATCATTGAAGATTGTTGTTGGTGGTAAGGAATTAGCATTTGGAAAAATAACTAAAACAGCTGCATTTGGTGGGAAAGGAGTTAGTGGTGTTTCTTTTGGTGGTAAAGCTACAGAAGTATTAAGTGAGGTAGGATTTTGTTTTTACTATGCTATGTTGGTTAATGGTAAATTAGATGAGTATGATCCAGAAATTTGGGTTGGTGTTAAAAAGACACAGGATCTTATAAAGCTTTGTGGGGATTTTGGTGGTTTATCTGGTATGTTAAATGATCAGTTTAATGATGTTAAAGAAATGAATAGCCAGATTCATAAGATGAGAGATTTTTTAGTTAATGAAGGATGGCATGATGTATTAATAGCTCAAGTTAAAAAATTTAAATCTAAGTTTCCTAATGTAGGAACCACATATTACTTATCAAGACCATCTGCAATACCAGATGACTTTAATCCATATTTTACTTATAGATTGTTGGCACAACGTATGAAAGATTAT